GGTCGTTCGCTCGCACTTGAATCCTCTAGCGCCAGACGCTAAACCTCTCAAACCATTGCAGCGCAAGGGATCTCGCTAATCTCACCCCAATCCCAGTTTGAGAGTTCAATAGTTGCATAGTATTGAACTGAACTAGGAGTGATTAAGGCTTGCTAGTCACGTTTAGTGAGTTTGCAGCGATCAAGGGGTGCGCGAAAGGCACGGTGACGGCAGCGAGCAAGGCGCGCATCGCTGCTGCGGTGGTGGAGAAGGATGGCAAGCGGTGGCTGGATCGTGATCTTGCGATCGAGTTATGGGACAAAAACACCAAGGCAACGCACAACAGCAAGGTGCGGCGGGCCGATCCAGTGGAGGACCCACCACCGCGTGATGCAGCGGAGCTGAAGCGGCGTGTGGAGGGGCTGCCGGATGATGCGATCCCTGATCTCAACGAATCACGTGCGCGCAGGGAGCACTACCAGGCGGAGCTGGCGAAGCTGCAGGTGACGCAGCAGCGTGGCAAGCTGGTGCCTGCTGATGAAGTGAAGAAGGAAGCGTTTAAGGTTGGCCGCGGCGTGCGGGAAGCATTGGCGAATTTGGCGGATCGGTTGAGCCACCAGCTGGCTGGTGAGACGGATCCGACCGTGATCCATCAGGTGCTGACGCAGGAGCACCGTGCAGCGCTGGTGGAGCTGTGCAATGAATAGCGCGTGGCGTGATGGGTTCTTCGATGGGCTGCGGCCTGAGCAGCCACTAACGGTGAGCGAGTGGGCTGATCGGTATCGACGACTGAGCAGCAAGGCAAGCGCGGAGCCGGGGCCATGGCGTACCGATCGCACGCCATACCTGCGAGAGCCGATGGACTGCCTGAGCAGCGAGAGCACGGTGCAGCGGGTGGTGATGATGTTCGCGGCGCAGACGGGCAAGACAGAGGCGGGCAGCAACTGGCTGGGCTATGTGATCGACCATGCACCAGGCCCGATGCTGTGCGTGCAGCCGACGGTGGAGATGGCGAAGCGGCTGAGCAAGCAGCGGCTGGAGAGCATGATCACGGAGACGCCGTGCCTGGCGGAGAAGATTGCACCGGCTAGGGCGCGGGACTCCGGCAACACGATGTTCAGCAAGGAATTCAGCGGCGGCATCATGCTGCTGACGGGTGCCAATAGCGCGACGGGCTTGCGATCAGCGCCGTGTCGGTACCTGTTCTGCGATGAGGTGGACGGCTTTCCCAGTGATGTGGATGGTGAGGGCGACCCGGTGGCGCTGGCGGAGCGCAGGACGACGACGTTCGCGCGACGAAAGATCCTGCTGACCAGCACACCGACCGTGAAGGACTTCAGCCGGATCGAGGCGGAGTATCTGCGCAGCGATCAGCGGCGGTTCTATGTGCCATGCCCGAAGTGCGGCGCAATGGAATGGCTGAAATGGGGCCAGCTGAAATGGGATGACCGCAAGCCGGAGACGGTGCGCTATCAGTGCGAGCACTGCAGCGAGCGATTCGAGGAGCTGCACAAGCCGGCGATGCTGCGTGCTGGTGAATGGCGTGCAACGGCACCGGCCGGCAATGGCCGAACGGCTGGCTTCCAGCTGAGCGGGCTCTACAGCCCACTGGGCTGGTGCAGTTGGGAGCAGCTGGTGGATGATTTCCTACGGGCCAAGGGCGATGCACCGGCGCTTAAGGCGTTCGTGAACACGCGACTGGCGGAGACATGGGAGGAGGACTATGCGGCGAAGATCAGCGCCGATGGATTGATGGAACGCCGGCTCGCGTATCGCAGTGGGCTGTGCCCTGCTGGCGTGGTGCTGCTCACTGCTGGCGTTGACGTGCAGGACAACCGGCTAGCGGTGACGGTCTGGGGCTGGGGTGAAGGCGAGACGGGCTGGATGATCTGGCACCAGGAGCTGATGGGTGACCCGACGCAGACGGAGGTATGGGGCCAGCTGGATCAGGTGCTCGCGACTGAGTGGGACACGGAGAACGGCAAGACGTTGAAGGTCGCGCAGATGGCTGTGGACTCTGGCGGCCACTGCACGCATGAGGTGTACCGCTACGTGCGAGATCGTGTGGGCCAATGCGTGGTAGCGATCAAGGGCAGCAGCAGGCGCAATAGCCCAGCCGTTGGCAAGGGCAGCAAGGTTGACGTCAACTGGCGTGGCAAGGTGCTGAAGCGTGGCGTGACGCTGTATCAGCTGGGCACCGACACGATTAAGACGACGCTGTTCGGCCGGTTGCGCCACAACCAACAGGCTGGCGGGTTGAACTTCGGCATGGCCGCTGATGATGAATACTTCAGGCAGGTGACCAGCGAACGGCAGGCATTGCGGTATCACCGCGGGTTCCCGATTCGAGAATGGGTAAAGAAGGCAGGCGATCGCAACGAAGCGCTGGATTGCATGGTCTATGCATATGCGGCGATGTTGCTGTATGGCCGGAGGATGAATCAGGCGACGATGTGGGATCAGCTGGCGCAGCAGCTCGAGCTTGGCAAGAAGGCACCCGCCAGACGAGCTCGCGAAACTAGGGCGCAGCCTGCGTTTGTGTCGAACTGGTAGAGCGCAGGCTTGATTCGATCATGAAGGCCGCCAGGGTGGCAGGGCGTGGCTAGGCATGGACCTACTTGTTGGGTAGACTCAACACAAAGGTGTTAGTCGAACCGTGAACATTCCAAGTTCTTTCCGAGCTGGTGACACGGTGCGTTGGCGTGATGCTGCTGGTGTTGACAACCTAGGAAACATCGTCAGCAGTGCGGATTACGAATTGACTTACTGGTTGAGATTTGACGCGGCCAGCGAGGGTTCAAACGTAACTGGCACGGCATATGGCACGGGCTGGGAGTTCACGATCTCGGCGGCCACCAGCGGCGGATTCGATGCTGGCCAGTGGTATTGGCAGGCGATTGCGAGCAAGGCCGGCTCAGTGATCACGCTGGGTGCAGGGCAGCTGACAGTTGAGCGGGCGCTGAGCTATGCAGGCACACCCGGTGCGTTTGATGGTCGTACGCAGCTCGAGCAGGATCTGGCGGCGGTGCAGGCTGCAATCCGATCGCTGATCAGCGGTGGTGCAGTGCAGCAATACAGCATCGGCAACCGCAGCCTGAGCCGTTACAGCCTGAGTGATCTGATGGCGCTGGAATCTAAGCTGAAGGCTGAGGTGAAGCGAGAGCAGATGGCGCAGCTGATGGCCAATGGTCTCGGCAATCCGCACAACCTGTTCGTGAGGTTCTGATGGGATTGCGCACGCGGCTGTTCAAGGCAATGGGGTTTGAGCCTGTGCGGCCTCGTGCGCGGGCGTATCAGGGTGCAAGGGTCAGCAGGCTGACGGCTGACTGGGTAACAAGCGGCACCAGTGCCGACAGCGAGATCAAGAGCAGCTTCAAGGCGCTACGCAATCGTGCGCGGCAGCTGTGCCGTGACAACGACTATGCGCGGCAGGCGCTGCGCAGCATTCAGAACAATGTGATCGGGCACGGCATCAGGCACCAATCACAGGTGCGGATGCAGCGTGGCGGGCGGTTGGATGAGGCGATCAACGGCCAGATCCACGAGGCATGGGAGAAGTGGATGCACAAGAGCCGCTGTGATGTGAGCGGCCTGCTGGGCTTCCACGATATGGAGCGCCTGCTGTGCCGCAGTTTGGCGGAGAGCGGCGAGGTGTTCGTGCGGATGATCCGCCAGCCGTTCGGTGGGTCAAAGGTGCCGTTTGCGTTGCAGGTGCTCGAGGCTGATTACCTGATCGACGACGACATCCCGCAAGCTGCTGAAGGCAACACCGTGCGGATGGGCATCGAGGTGGATGGCTACCTGCGGCCGCAGGCTTACCACTTCTATGCGAACCATCCTGGCGACACCTACGCCGGCAACCCGCGCACCAATGGCCGCCGAGTGCGTGTTCCTGCTGATGAGGTGATTCACCTGTTCCTGCCCGAGCGGCCGGGGCAGACGCGTGGCGTGACGTGGTTCGCATCGGCGCTGATGCGGCTGCACATGCTGCAGGGCTACGAGGAGGCTGAGGTGGTGCGCGCTCGTGCAAGTTCGGCGCTGATGGGCTTCATCAGCAGCCCTGAAGGTGAGCTGATCGGTGATGAGGTTTACGAGGGCGATCGGGTGAGCGAGTTCACCCCTGGTGTGTTCAAGTATCTGGCGCCTGGTCAGAGCGTGACGGTGCCGGATCTGAATGCTCCGGACGGCCAGCTGGAACCGTTCACGCGATCGATGCTGCGCGCTGTAGCCGCTGGCGTTGGCGTGTCGTTCGAGAGCATCAGCAAGAACTTCTCAGAGAGCAACTACAGCAGCAGTCGGCTGAGCCTGCTCGAGGAGCGCGACACGTACAAGGTGCTGCAGCGGTTCTTCATTGAGAACTTCCATCAGATCGTCTACGAGAACTGGCTCGAGATGGCGGTGCTCAGTGGTGTGTTGAATCTGCCGGCGTATGAGACCAACCCAGATCGCTACCGCGCTAGCCGCTGGATCCCACGCAGCTGGGAGTGGGTGGATCCACAGAAGGAAGTGAACGCCTACAAGGATGCGGTGCGCTGTGGCTTCAAGACGCTGGGCCAGGTGATCAGCGAGCAGGGCGGCGATCTGGATGATGTGCTGGTGGCACGTCAGGCTGAGCTGGCGATGCTCGACGAGATGGACATCGTGCTGGATACGGATCCGAGTGAGGTGACAAGCGGCGGCAACGCGCAACCGCCGTTGTATCAGGACGCGGTGCCTGCGTTTGAAGAGACAGGCGCGCCAATGGAAGAAGAAGAGTACGAAGAAGAATCAGTGCTCGAGGATCCCACCGAAGGGCCAGAAGACTGATGGCAACGATTGCAGGCGAGCAGGTTGATCTCACGCCCACCGAGGGCATGAAGGAAGAAGCGCAGCGCTATCGGGATTGGAAGGCTGATGGCGAAGCAGGCGGCACTGAGGTTGCAGCGCGGCGTGCTGGTCAGATCTTGAGCGGTGATGAGCTGAGCCCCGACACCGTGATCACGATGGCGGCATGGTTCGCGCGCCACGAGGTTGACAAGCAGGGCGAGGGATTCAGCCCCGGAGAGGATGGCTATCCATCACCGGGCCGCGTGGCATGGGCTGCATGGGGCGGCGATCCGGGTCAGACTTGGGCGAATGAGAAGGCGGATAGAATCAAGGCATTGCAGGATAGACAAATGGAAGAGGCGCGCCCTTATCCAAATGAACATGCGGCGAGAATGACTGATCCCGATCAGTACGATGAGCTTCGCCGTGAGAACGATGCCGGCGGTGACGGCATTGATTTCATCTATGGCATTAAAGAAGGAGCAAGCGAAATCCAGGCAGTGCGGTTTGATGCGCAGCAGTTCACGCCAGATGAAGCGCGCACTTGGTTGAGCGAGCATGAAATGGATCCGATCATGTTCGAGGAGGCCACCGGCGAAGAGCGCACGATGCCCGGTCTTGGCCGCCACCAGCGCGCTGAGCTGACAACCTTTGATGAGGTTGAGGATCGCACCTATGAGTTCCCCTTCAGCTCTGAGTATCCGGTCGCTCGTTACTTCGGGAATGAGATCCTGAGTCATGACGGCAAAGCAGCTGATCTCAGCCGCCTGAACGATGGTGCACCGCTGTTGTTCAACCACAACCCTGATCGCGTGATTGGTGTTGTGGAGCGTGCCTACATCGACGGCAAGAAACGCCGCGGTTATGCACGTGTGCGGTTCAGCCGCAACGCATTCGCTCAGGAGATCCTGAGTGATGTAAAGGATGGCGTTCTTAGGAATGTCTCCTTTGGCTACTCCATCGACAAAATGGAAGAGCGTGGCAGTGGTGACTTTGTTGCTACTGCCTGGTCTCCTTATGAAGTTTCCGTCGTATCGGTGCCGGCTGATCCCGGCGTCGGTATCGGCCGATCCTTCGAGACCGAGCAAGCTGCCTCGGCAGCACCTACACCTGATCCCATTCCTGCAATGGAAACCACCACCCCTGATCTGGCAGTGGTGCGGGCCGAAGCCGCTGAGGCTGAGCGCTCCCGCATCGCTGGCATCTCTGCACTGTGCGACAAGCACAACATGGCCGACCTCGGCCGCCAGCTGATCGAGTCTGGTCGTTCTATCGACGATGCTCGCGCTGCTGTGCTCGATAACCTCGACATCAAACAGGAGCCCGTAACCATGAGCGCCGCTGAAATCGGACTGACCGCGCAGGAGAGCCGCAGCTTCTCCTTCATGCGTGCCATCAACTATCTGGCAAACCCGACCGATCGCTCGGCCCGTGAGGCTGCTGCGTTTGAGATCGAAGCATCGGAAGCTGCTGCTGCCAAGCTTGGCCGCCAGTCCCGCGGCATCACCATCCCTCAGGATGTGCTGCGCCGTGACCTGACCGTTGGCGCTGCTACCGCTGGCGGCAACCTGGTTGCTACTGAGCTCGACGCTGGCAGCTTCATTGATCTGCTGCGCAATGCCTCCGCTCTGGATCAGGCTGGCGCCACCGTGCTGACCGGCCTCACCGGCAACGTGGCAATCCCCCGTCAGTCCGGCGCTGGCACTGCCTACTGGGTTGCTGAGTCCGGTGCTCCTACCGAGTCGCAGCAGACCGTGGATCAGGTGAGCCTGACTCCCAAGACCGTGGCTGCCTTCACTGACTACAGCCGCCGCCTGATGATCCAGTCCTCCATTGATGTGGAGAACATGGTGCGCACCGACCTGGCACGTGTGCTGGCACTCAAGATCGATCTGGCTGGCCTGTATGGCACTGGCTCCAACGGTGAGCCCCTCGGCCTGAAGCTGACCACTGGCATCGGCACCGAGGACTTCGCCGCTGACACCCCTACCTTCGCTGAGGTGGTGGCACTTGAGAGCGACGTGGCTACCGCCAACGCGCTGCTTGGCAACCCTGTGTATCTGATGAACGCCGCGATGCGCGGTGGTCTGAAGACCAAAGCCAAGGATGCAGGTTCCGGCCTGTTCGTGATGGAAGGCAACGAGGTGAACGGCTATCAAGGCGTTCTCTCCAACCAGGTGGCTTCCGGCGATCTGTGGTTCGGCAACTTCGCCGACCTGATCATCGGCTACTTCTCTGGCCTTGATCTGATGGTGGACCCCTACACCAACAGCACCTCCGGCACCGTCCGCGTGGTTGCGATGCAGGATGTGGACATCGCCGTCCGTCATCCTGAATCCTTCAGCCGCGGCAACAACACCCTCTGATCATGTTGATCAAGGTCCTACGGCAGACGATGCTTTCGGGCCGAGTGGTGAAGATCGGGGAAGTCCTAGAGGCTTCCCCCTCTGACGCCAAGCTCTTGATTGGTATCGGCAAAGCCGTTGAAGCTGTCGCCCTAGTGGCAGACGTGGTTGAGACCATCGCTCAACCTGTATCCAAACCAACCACCCCCAGACGGAGGGCAAGACAATGACCATCCATAACCTCGGTTCCAAAACCGATCTGCTCGAGCTGCACAACAATGCAGTCGTCGCATCCACCGGCGCTGGCACGCCCGCCAACGTTGATCTCGTGGATTATGAGGGCGACGTTGCCTTCATCATCGATGCTGCTGCTGCCGGCTCTGGCGTCACCCTGACCGCCAAGATTCAGCACAGCAACACCACCACTTCTGGCGATTTCGTGGATGTGACCGGTGGCGGCTTCACTGCTGCTGCTGCTAACACCGCATTTCAGGAGAAGATCTACCTGAACAGCAACGACCTGCGTCGTTACGTTCGCGTTCTCTTCACCGTCTCCGGTGGCACTGGCACCGGCGCCGTTTCCGTGGTGGCTCTCGGTTCTAAGAAGTACGGCTGATCATGGCGTTCACTGAGGATCTGGATGTGTTCCTCGCAGATTTCGGCGTTAGCTGCACGGCTGGCGCTGTTACTGCAAAGGGAATCCTGGACATGCCAAGCCAGGTGATCAGCGATGGGATGGTGCTAAGCACCGACTACACGCTGACAACCAGAACCTCAAGCTTCGGCAGTCTCATTCGCGGCGATTCGATCACTGTGGATGGGGCTGCTTACACCGTCAGAGAGACCATGCTCATGGATGACGGCAAGTTCGTGCAACTCGGATTGCAAAAGACATGAGCACCATCTACGGCGGGAATGCGGATCGTCCGCAGAACATCCATACATTTGCCACCATTTCCAACGCCGCTAGCAGCTCTGCGGCCATTGAGGTGGATGGCACGGTCTTCACCACATTTGAAAAGATTGTCGGCGGGCAAGTGACCTACCACATTCAGGGTTCGATGAACGGGACTGATTGGGCGAACATTGGTGAGGCCAAAACCAAGGACGCAGGCAATCACATCCACACCTATTGCGACTATGCAATCCGTTACCTGCGTTTGGATGTGACCAGCATCAGCAGCGGCCGTAGCATCACCATGAGTGTTTGCTGCGACGCATGACAACCCATCGTGAGTCGATCCTGGCCAGGATCCGCAGCAACCTGACCGGCACCACTGGCGTAAGCACGCGGATCTACCGCAGCCGTGTGGAGCCACTGGCGCGTGGTGAGCTGCCCGCCATCGTGGTGGAGCCGATCAGTGATACATGCCAACAGCTGACAAGCGCTCCCACTCTGGACTGGACGCTCACGGTGCGCGTTGCTGTGATCGTGCGCGGCAATATCCCTGATCAGGTTGCTGATCCGATCATCGAGGATCTGCACGCAAGGCTGATGACGGATCTGACGTGCAATGGTTTTGCCTATGACGTGCAGCCATCAACCGTGAACTTCGATCTGCAGGAGGCTGATCAGCCATCTGGTGTGATCACCTGCGACTACGTGGTGAAGTATCGAACCAGGGTTGCTAATTTGGCACAGAGTCCGTAGCGGCTACGATGGAAGACGAATACAAAGGCCAGGGCGGGAGCTATCTGGTCGACACCAAAACCGGCAAGCGAAAGCTCGTCGAGCGGACACAGCCGGCCCCTCATCCCACAATCGAGGTAGCCACCGATGGCATCAGTTCTGACGCGCCGACGCCTGATCCTGGCGAAGATTGAATCCACCTACGGCACGGATCCAACACCGACTGGCTCGAGCAATGCGATCTTGGTGCGCAACCTTGAGATCCAGCCGTTACTGGCAGAGACCGTTAACCGCGAACTGGTGCGGCCTTACCTCGGGCAATCTGATCAACTGCTGAGTCAGACCCGCGTCGAGGTGACGTTCGAGGTAGAGCTCGCAGGTTCTGGCACCGCTGGCACTGCCCCTGCCTATGGCCCGGTGCTGCGTAGCTGCGGTCTTAGCGAAACGCTGGTCACCAGCACCAGCGCAACCTATGCGCCTGAGAGCAGCGGCTTTGAAAGCTGCACCATCTATTACCACCAAGACGGTATCCGCCATAAGGTCACGGGTTGCCGCGGTACCTTCGAGATGAACTGTGAAGTGGGTCAGATCCCCTTCATCAGCTTCACGATGACCGGCATCTACAACGCACCGAGCGATGAGACACTGCCGACGCCGACCTATGCAAACCAAGCATCGCCTCTGATCTTCAAGGAAGGCAACACCATCAGCTTCAGTGCATTCAGCTATGCCGGATGCCTGATGAGCTACAGCTTCAACATGGCCAATGATGTGATCTACCGCGAGCTGGTGGGTTGCACCAAAGAGATCATGATCACCAACCGCGCACCCAGCGGCACCGTGGTGATCGAAGCACCGACCATGGCAGAGAAAGATTTCTTTGCCATTGCAACCGGCACCAGCACCGGCAGCATCACCTTCCAGCATGGTCAGACCGCTGGCAACCGCGTAACCATGACCACGGCACAGTCTGACCTAGGCAACCTCACCTACTCAGACCAAGACGGCATCCAGATGCTCAACCTGCCATTCATTGCGGTTCCGACCTCGGCAGGCAATAATGAGATGAGTCTGGTCTTCACCTGATCGCATGGCATTTGTCCTCAGTCAATCGCAGAGCTACAGCTGGCCGGTGGTGCTTCGCCTGCCGGCTGATGGCGGCAAGCGTGAGAAGTCGACATTTGATGCGGTCTTCAAGCGACTACCGCAAAGCCGCATCAATGAGATCCAACAGCTGGCGCAGCAACGCCTCAAGGCTGCTGAGCACAATGAGGATCTCGACAATGGCGTGACAGATCAGAGCATTGCCGATGAGTTGCTCGTCGGTTGGGCTGGCGTGGTGGATGCCGATGGTGATGAGGTGCCATTCACTGAGGCTGCCAAGGCTCAGTTGCTTGATGTGCCCATGGTGGCTGGCGCATTAATTGGCGCATACTTCGAGTCGCTTGTTGAGCAGAAGCGAAAAAACTGATCGGCGCCGCTGAGTACTGGGCCAGTGGCGCAACGATCGATGAAACTGAGGATGACGCTGCAGCATTCGGGCTGGTGCTGCCAGATCTCAGTCAACGCAACGAGCCCTACGAAGTGATCGCTGATGCGTGGCCAGTGGTTGAGCTGTTCCTCAGGGTGCAGACGCAGTGGCGTGCCGGATCATCCGGCATCGTCGGTTTGGACTATGGCGCTGTGCGATGGGTCATGGATCTGTATCAGGTCGACGACCCACGCATGATGCTTGAGGACCTGCAGGTGATCGAGGCTAAAGTGGTTGAGATCGTCAACAGCCGCAAGGATTAAGCCATGGCGTTGGACATGACTACGGCTCTGACCATCAGAGCCAAGGTCGATGGCACCAATGAAATCAATGCGCTTAATGCTGCACTGGGCAAGACAAGCCAGCAAGCTACTAGCGCAGCAGGCGCATTCGGCAAGCTTGGCCAGGTAACAGGCAAGATCACTGCTGGATTTGGATCGTTGATACCAGCCGCTGCATTGGCCGGGTTGACTGCGATCGCAAAGCGAACCATTGATGCAGCAGACAATCTGAACGATTTAAGCCAGCGAACCGGCGTGGCTGTTGAAAGCCTCAGTCGTTTCGGCAATGCTGCAGCTGATAGTGGCAGCTCGGTTGATGAGGTTGCCAAGGCGATGAGCCGACTGGCGCGAGGTGTTGTTGATCCTGCATCCAGCGCATCGCAAGCGCTGAACAAGATTGGCATCAGCGCGCTTGATTCAAGCGGCAAGGTGAAGAGCCTTGATGAGATCATGCTCTCGATCTCGGATGTCTTTGCCAAGCTGCCAGACGGTGCTGAGAAAGCAGCGCTCGCGCAAGAGTTGTTCGGCAAGAGTGGCGTCAATCTGATTCCGCTCCTGAATCAAGGCCGTGAAGCTCTTAGTCAATACTCAGCAACGATTGACACAGAGTTGGCGCAGGCATCAGATAAGTTCAACGACACGCTGAATGCCATTGGTGTTGCGTTGGCTGGACCATTTAGTGATGCCGTGACGGCATTGCTGCCTGCCATCACAGCGATTGCCGAGGCGCTGGTGGGACTGATCCAAGGATTCTCGGCATTGCCTGAACCACTGCAGTCTGCGATTCTCTTGTTCGGTGGATTACTAACAGCGTTAGTAGCACTAGCACCGGCGATCGCATCCATCATCACAATCGGCAGCGCCATCGCCGGGTTATTTGCAACAGGTGGTGCGTTGGCGGGTGCCAGCACCATTCTCGCTGGCCTTGCCACTGCGTTCATCGTGTTGATTACAGGACCGGTAGGAATCGTTGCACTCTTTGTCGCAGCAGGCGTTGCGATCTACGCATTCCGTGATCAGATCGCTGCAGTTCTTAAGGCCATCGCTTCAGGGTGGCAGATGGCAGGTAAGGCTTTTTATAACCTTTATGTTGAACCACTAATCAAGTTCGGGAATGTGCTTGTCAAAAGCCTGACAGGCAGCTTCGCTCTTCTAGGCAAAGCACTGCAAGCACCGTTCACGGCAGCCATCAACGCAATCAAGACGATCTTCCGCGGATTGCTGCAGTTCATTGCTAATGGCATCAACAACAGCACGCGCACTATCAATAACTTGATCGCAGGCTATAACCGCTTGCCCACTCCAGATATCCCGTTGGTCCCGCAGGTGAGCGTGCCAGCCTTCGCCGCTGGTGGTGTTGTCTCAGGTCCAACCCTGGCCATGGTTGGTGAGGCTGGTCCTGAATACATCATCCCCGAGCACAAGATGGCCAAGGCCGCAGCCAACTATCTCGGCGGGTTGCGTGGCCGTAACGTCATCCCTGCATTCGCCGAAGGTGGTGTTGTCGGCGCAATGGGTGGTGGCGGCGCAGCTAACACCACAGTGCAGATCACCACTGGTCCGGTGCTGCAGCAAGATGGTCAACGCTATGTCACCATCGGCGACATGGAGCGTGCGTTGCAGGACTTCGGTGCGCAGATCTTCCGCAATAGCCGCAGCTACGGCGGCCGGCGTTATCAAGGTGCATTCTGATGAGCAACAGAGCGCAAAGCCAATACCTACGCATCTTTGATGCAACCACCACCTATGCTAGGTGGCAGACCTACTACGTGAATCAGACCGTAACGCTTGGGGGCGCCAGCTGGTCATACATGCCATTTAGCGCTAGCGGCATCATTGAATCTGGCGCCAGTGGTGGCAAATCGGTGAGCATCACAGTGCCAGCCACGAACAGCGTGGTGCAAGCATTCACGCTCGCATTGAGCTACGGCCGGTTCTGCGAACTCAAAATCTATGAGTTCGACAGCCGACTGGATAACACCGCACCGCAAGCTGGACAGGACTTGATCGCCAGCTACACCGCTGAAGTGGTAGATGTCTCTGGTAGCTTCACGCGGCTTGATGTGGAGCTTGGCAGTAGCCTGTCACCAGTAGGCGCGCAGGTGCCGCCGCGTAAGTTCACCACGTATCAGATCGGGTCGCCACTGCGGATATGAGCCTCAACATCTCGGATCCGCTATCGCTCCTGGCTTACCAAAGCGGCCTAGCTGATCCGCCGCTACTCGAGGCAGCAGCACAGGCCGCTGATGACCTGACCAGCCAGCAGCATGCATACAAGATTGGCGATCCGGTACCAATCGTCTTTTGTCGGCGCGTCTCCAACAATGGCGGCGTCATGGTCAGTCCCGGCGCAACAGAAGCGCGTTATCAGAACGATGGCACCACCAATGCGCTAACCGTCAGCCTGATGGTGGTGCTCAGTGAAGGCGAACTGCCGCAGATCGCCATCAAGGATTGCTTTGTTGGGCCATGCCGCCAAGGCACCTGGAATCAAACCTATGACCGCAGGGCCGGTACATGGACGCCCGGCAACTTCGTCACCACCGTATCCGGCAAGGATCCATGGGCGTGCCCTTACTACTGCGGCACATCAGGACGATATGAAGACATGACCACAATGAGCTATGTGAACACGTTTGTGGATGGCAGCGAACGATGGGAGCATCAGCTGCATGTGTTTGTGCGTCAAGGCATCAAGATCACGCGGATTATTGACAGCACGCTGGGGCCCAGTAACAACGTGATCGATCTGGCGATTTACCTGATGAATCAATCAGGCCGGATTCCAAGCACGCTGATCGACAACACGCAGATGTTGGCCGCGGCCAACTTCACCGAGACCAATGGGCTGCATTTTAACGGCGTGTTTCAGGAGAGCCTGAACCTTGACGAATGGCTCGAGCAGATCAGCAACGACTACCTGCTGCGCCTTGTTGAGCTGAATGGCAAGTTCGGATTCAAGCCACGGCTACCGGTTAATGCGAATCACACGATCAAGACCACTGCCATTGGATGGTCGTTCACGTTTACTGAAGATCACCTGCTGCCGGATGGATTCGAGATCCAGTACATCCCTCTGAGTGAGCGGCAGCCTGTCACGCTGCAGATGATGTGGCGGCAGCAGCCAGATTCTGACATTGGCTTTGCGCGCACCACTGAGATCAGCTACACCGGCGAAGCATCAGCTGGTCCGTTTGAGCAGTATGACCTCAGCGGCTACTGCACCAGCGAAACACACGCCGTCAAGGTTGGCGCATACCGCTTGGCGCGACGCAAATACATCACGCATACGTTGCGACTGACAGTGCGTCCTGCCAGCTACAACAGCACGCTGACACTGGGCGACATTGTGCGCGTCAGGCTGCGCCGCGAGACAGCGCTAACAGCACTGGACTATCACGATTTTTTGTATGAGGTCGAGCGGATTGAGAAGACGGCAAGCGGTGCGTGCGTCTTTGATCTGACGCACTACCCGATCGATTCTCAAGGGCGCAGCCTTGTGGCGCTTGAAGTGGCAGCGGCCACTGCTCCTGGCGTCACCATCGCAGCAGGCCGCAGTGATTACAGCTGCGACGACAACTCATCATCAGACAACACGCCAGTCGGTGGTGGCGGCATTGATTACCCGGCGTTTGATGACACGCCTGATATAGGCGATGCCACGGTTGATTTACCTGCACCGACTGAACCGACATGGCCAGAAGGCGGCAGCCCGCCGATTGGCCCTGATGTAACGCAGCCTCCCGACGAGTCCAGCGGCGGACAAACCCCGATTGGTGGATGGGATAATCCGGCTGATCCTTACGAGGAATCACTCGATCAAGATAGCGTTGGTTATATCACTGGCGGAACCGGTACGAGTGGCGCACCACGGGCTGGTGATACCGTGTCTGTTAGTGATGATGACTTCACATGCGCCGGCCAAGTGTGTTGGAGCAAGATCAACAAGAACACTGGCGTTGAGACTGACATCTCTTGTCAAAACGAACCGATTGCCGGATCTTGGGATCTTTCTATTACAACCAACGAGATCGACCATTACATTGTTGCCACTGGCCGCTGCAAGGATCCCTCTACTGCTAGCGGATTTGGGGCGCCACAGGTATTGGGTCAGACCCTTGCCGTTCAGGTTTCAGAATGTACTAGCAACGTGTCTGTCGGCTGGACTGAGGCAAGAATTACCAATGCAGGATGCTCTGGTACATGCGCGCCAACAGGGGCCACAATTTCCGGAACAGTTAGCACAAGTTTGCCAACAATTTACAAATCATATGAGCAAGTTAGATTTGCTGCAAAATCGCCATCTTGTGGCGGCCCGCCCCTGGGAACGTTCGCTAGCTATCTTGGCGTACAATGGATTAAAATATCAAATAGCTATTACAACGCAACTACATATTACCTCTCAAGTGGAGTGACTGATTACGTATTTGCGGTTTTTGAGATTAGCAAGGATCAAACAATAAGTGGATTTGCTATGAAAAAAGGCGATAAACTCGGGCTAGCCATCAACAGTGGTGTGCAGGGATCAGTTGGATGCTCTTATCCTGGTAGCAGCATCACAAGCATGACCTATAACAATACAGTGAGCTGCAGCTAGTCATGGCCACTTTCCCAACTCTTCAGCCCGCCTCTCGCACCTACACACCTGGCACCAATGCCAGCAGTGAGTTCGCCGTCCTCGATGGGTATCAATCCAGCGTGCGGCACAGCAATGCGAGCGTTGGCCACGTGTTGCGTATGACCTTCACGCGGCTGACATCTGCCGAATCGTTTAACCTTGTCAGCCATTACAGCTTGCATGGCATCTTCGAGCCGTTCGATCTGTCAAGCTCAGTTCTGATCGCCACGAACCTGACGTTCCCATCAGGCTATCTATGGCGCTACCTATCGCCGCCGCAGATCGAGCAGTCGTGTGACATCACCGATGCCACAGTAGAGCTGCAGCTCCTGCCGCCATACCTGATATGAACGCCTACCCATCGCTATCCCCTGCTGGATTCAGCTACGACCTTGGTGGTTTGAACGTCAGCGTTGAGGACACGATCAACGGCGCGCCCGTTCTGTTCAGGCACAGCCTACGGCAAAGCAATTACCGCTTGGTGCTGACCTACACCAACCTGACAGAAGCTCAGGCCACGCTGATCCGTGATCATTACGTCGATGCGGCGGGCAGTCATCGCACCTTCACGGTATCAAGCACCTTATGGGGCAGCGCTGATGTAGTGCCATCTGATGCGCTTTACCGCTATGGCGCCAAACCAGATGAGGTGCAACGTGGCGTCTACACCGACATGACCGTTGAACTGATCGCACTGATCGGCAACTTCCTGCTTTACAGCCTCGTGGGCGAACCTGCTGCGCTCGGTGCAGAGGCTGCCTTCACCTCCTACGCAATGAGTGGCACCGCGCCATTCATCTTGCAAGCAGACGATGCCGATCCGGCAGTGGCTGCCACTCTTATCATTCAAGCTGGTGGTGCTGAATCATGACTGCAACTACGATCCGCGTACAGATGGCGCAGCGGAAAGATACCGCTGCAAATTGGACAGCCGCCAATCCGATTCTGCTATCTGGTGAGATCGGCCATGAGACAGACACCAAGAAGTTCAAGATCGGCGATGGCACCACCAACTGGAACAGCCTGGCTTACTTGCCGATTCCTGATGGCAGCGGCAATCTGACGATCACGGGCAACCTTGAGATCGGCACCACTGGCAGCCTGACCTTTGAAGGCAGCACGGCCAATGGCTTTGAAACGACGCTGGCAGTAACTGATCCCACTGCCGACCGGACGATCACCCTGCCCAACGTAAGCGGCACCGTCATCACCACCGGCGACACCGGCAGCGTTACCAGCACGATGATCGCCGATGGCACCATCGTTAATGCAGACATCAGCGGCAGTGCCGAGATTGCCGTCAGCAAGCTGGCGAACGGCACTGCTAATCAGGTGATCGTCACTGATGGCACCAATGTGAGCTGGTCAGACAATCTGACACTGGCCGGTGATCTGACCGTGAATGGCACCACCACCACGATCAACACTCAGGATCTCCTGGTTGAAGACAAGAACATCATCATCGGCAATGTTGCCACGCCATCTGATGTGACAGCAGACGGCGGCGGAATCACGCTGAAAGGTGCCACGGATAAGACGATCAACTGGGTTGATGCCACCGATGCTTGGACCAGCAGCGAGCGCTTCAGCTATCCACTCGGTAGCGCAACGACGCCATCACTGACCTTTACCGGTGACACCAACACCGGCATTTATTCCCCCGGCGCAGACCAAGTAGCCATCTCGACTAATGGCACTGGGCGGTTGTTTGTTGATGCGAGTTGGAATGTTGGTGTTGGGACTAGTAGCCCTGCACCAG